TCTGGTTCTCTTTTCTGTGGACTATCCACAACTAACTTTAAGGATTGGGGAACACTGGATGCCTGGAATGCCTATAAGAAACAATATAAATGTTTGTTCGTAGATATTGACGGAACTTTGGTCACCAATTCTTCCACACATTTCCCTCCTTATGTTGGAGAAGGAACTGCAATACAAGAGAATATTGATTACCTAAATCAATTGTATCAGTCTGGTAAGGTTAAGATTATTCTGACAACTAGTAGACCAGAAGAACATAGAGGAACTACCGTATTTGAAATGGAAGAGAAAGGAATTCATTATGATCAATTGATTATGGGATTACCTCATGCTCAGAGAGTTGTCATTAATGATTTCGCAAGAAGCAATCCATATCCTTCCGCCAAAGCAATTAACATTCCACGAAATGCAAACAATTTAAAGGAGTTTTTTGAATGAAAATACTTGTTACGGGTGCCGCCGGTCAGATTGGTTGTGGCATTTCTAGATTGCTGATTGAAAAAGGACACGAATTAGTTCTTGTAGACAATCTGCGAAATGGTTATGTTGATAATTTGAAAAAAGATGGGGAATTTATTGCTCCATTTCAATACTTAGACATTTCAAAACCATTTGTATTAGATGATAAGTTTGATGCCATTATTCATTTGGCAGCAATCACTTCTCTCCCGGATTGTGAAACGCATCCGATGCAAACCCTTCAAATTAATGTGAATGGTGTTGCAAATATTCTGGAGTTTGCAAAAAGAAATGAAATTCCTCATGTTATTTTCACAAGCACCAGTGCAGTCTACGAGAACTGTGAGGAAGAAGTTTTTACCGAAGATTTAGAATTAACTCCTAAACTTTATTATTCTCTGTCAAAGAAAATGGCAGAAGAATTAATTCAGTCGTATCGTGAAAACTATGGAATGACAATTACAACTCTTCGGTTGTTTAATGTTTTTGGTCCTGATGGCGATTATCGTAGAGTTCATCCACCACTATTGAACTATTTGGTTCGTGAATTTCGTGCAGGAGTTTCACCACTTCTGAGTTCTGATGGAACCCAAACACGAGATTTCATCTGGGTTGGTGATGTAATCTCCATGATTGATTTGTGCCTAGAGAAGCAAGCAAATGATACTTTTAATGTTTGCACCGGATTGAATTTTAGTGTGAATCAGATTGCCCAGTGGGTTGCAGAAGCACTCAATTGTGAACACATCCCTCTATCTTATAGACCGGCACAAGAATTATGGGGTTCTTATCCTCATTTATTCGCCGGAAAATATCCGTTAAATAAGAATGTAGTTAAGCACGAAACAGTCCGACCATCAGTCGGTTCCTTTCAAAAAGCAAAGGAATTGCTTGGGTGGGAACCTCATTTAAATATTGAAGATTTAATTAAACAAGTTGCAGTGCAGATGCCTTAAATTTTATGAGTATTAAAAAAATTGCTGTTTTAGGATCTAGTGGGCAAATAGGATCTCATTTAGTTGAATACTTAACTAAAAAAGAATATGTTGTTCACGAATTTGATATTGTAAATGATTCTAGTCAAGATATGACTATTATTCCTAATCATTTGCTTGAAAAAATTATAAGAGAATCTGACTTTATATTTTTTCTTGCATTTGATGTTGGGGGAGCTAGGTATTTAAAAAAATATCAACACACTTTTAGTTTTATTGATAATAATTCTAAGTTAATGGTAAATGCATTTGGATTGTTGAACAAATATAAAAAACCGTTTATATTTGCTTCTTCTCAAATGAGCAACATGATGCATTCTCCATATGGTATTTTGAAGCACCTGGGTGAACTCTATACAAAATCATTAGGATGTTTTATAGTTAAATTTTGGAATGTTTATGGGATTGAAAAAGACTATGAAAAATCTCATGTAATTACTGATTTAATTCTCAAAGGATTAACCGAAAATGAGATTAGTTTAATCACCGATGGAGAAGAAGAACGAGAATTTTTATACACGGAAGATTGTTGTGAAGCTTTAGAAACAATAATGATAAATTATAAGGATTTTAATTCAGACGATGAGCTTCATATAACAAGTTTTAAATCTAATAAAATTATTGATATTGCATATATTATTCAAAAAGAATTTAAAAAAAATGGTAAAGAAATCAAAATAATTAGAGGAAAAGAAAAAGATACTGTTCAAATGAATATGAAAAATAAGGCAAATGATTTTATTACTAAGTGGTGGAGCCCAAAAACTTCAATTGAACTTGGAATAGCAAAAATTTTCGCTCAAATGCACACCGAACACAATACGACTACATAATACAAAAGAATTTAAAATATTTGATTTATGGTAACTGATAAACTACAATACTTTCCATATTCTTATTATGTAAGTCTGGAAGAAAGCACAGAAAGGCAAAAAATATTACATGAACAATTTTCTAAGTATGGGGTGAATGATGCAACTCCCATACTTTCAAAAAGATTTGCGGAGTGTAATGATAAAGTCAAAGGAGAGATGTTGCATGTTCTGGATGCCGGAACAACCGGGTGTGTAATTTCTCACCTTAAGGCAATTCAGAAATGGTATGATGAAAAGGATGATGATTATGCGTTATTTTGTGAGGATGATTTAAGTCTAGAGACAGTTGAATACTGGAACTTTACCTGGGAAGAATTTATAGAAAAACTTCCAGATGATGTGGAATGTGTTCAATTATCATCTATTCGTCCATCTTATGATACGGTTTATTTTCGTGAGCGATCAATGTATGACTGGTCTGCCACGGCATACATAATAACTCGTGATTATGCCAGAAAAATATTAGAAAGACATGTTCATGGAGATGAATATGATTTAACAATTCCAGGAACAAACTTTTATCCGATGTCAGAGACGGTTTTGTTCTATGGACTTGGAACGGTTTATACGATTGAACTATTTGTTGAAAATCGTGATGTAGCAACAACCTTTAATGAAATTGAGGGTGGTCATAAAGAATATCATAAGGAAAGTTATGATTTCGTTTCTAATTGGTGGAAAACTCAACACGTCTCATTAAATCAATTATTTGGAGATCCAGAAGTAAAAATGAAAACTGAACTAGAAGAACTTCTTTCGCAATATTCCATGGATACTGAAAACCCGGAGCATAATTTTGCTCTTGGTCTTTGGTATGAGCGGGAGGGACATACTGCACCGGCACTGTCTTATTTTCTAAGATGTGCCGAAAGAGCAGATGATATTCTTGCATATGAAGCACTCATTCGTGGTTCTATTTGTTATGAACGCCAAGGAACTCGTGATGCATCCTCTAAAGGTCTTCTTCAGCAGGCATTGTGCTTGATTCCTACTCGCCCAGAAGCATATTTTCTTCTTTCCAAATTTGCCGAAAAAACACAATCATGGCAGGATTGCTACATCTATGCCAATAATGGACTCCGATTTACTGATTTAAATTCAGAACCATTAAGGACAGATGTTGGTTATCCTGGATCCTATGGATTACTTTTTGAGAAGGCAGTTTCTGGATGGTGGTGGGGAAAAAATGAAGAATCCGGAAAAGCATTTAAGCATCTTATTGAAAACCACGTAATGCAAGATGAATATTGTAATATTGTTTTAGATAATCTAAAAAATTATTTTCCCGATTATTATGATAATTTACAATATAAATCTAAAAATATTGATAATATAAAATTGAAAGAAATTTCTGAAATTAATATTTCTAAAGATTATAATCTTGAAAAAATGGACATCGTTCTTCAAGGTCAATACGAAGAATATACTGATAGTATTATTGATGAATACTTAAATCTTCCCTTTGTAAATAACATCATTGTTTCTTGTTGGGATGAAGATAGGTCGGAAAATTATATTTCCCCAAGAGTTAAATATGTAAGAAGTGCATATCCTCTAACTCCTGGAAGTGGTAATAAAAATCTTCAGATTACAACATCCTTTGCTGGAATCAAATCTTGCAAAACAAAGTTTTCGGCAAAGATGAGATCAGACCAGAAATATGATTACGATAGTATGATGAATATGTATGAATTTCTTATGAAAAATCATACTGAAGATGTGATTTTTGTTGCAGGAATGTTCCCATCTTTACTTTTCCACCCAAGAGATCATATCTATTGGGGTGAAACAAAGGACCTGCATTACTTATTTGATATTCCTTTGGAATATAATAGTCTCATTGATAAAGTTCGTATTGGTAAATATGAACTCGATCAATACAGAAACTATTGGGTTCGTCCCGAAACTTATATTGGGGCACATTATTGCACCAAATTTGATGATCGGATTAAAAAAATGTTGATTGAACCAGAAAAGTATCTCTACGATAATGCACCCTATTGGAATGAAGCATATGAAATCAGCAATCAAATTTCACCAAAAGTATTTAAAGCATTTCCAAGGACAGGCATTGATTTAGTTTGGCCCAAGAGAAATACATATTCTTATCCATATGATCAAGAAAAAATTAATTCAAATCAATGTTGGCATGAGGATGGATTTTAATATTAAATAGATATACCTAATATAGGAGAAAATAAAATGAATTTCGCAGTTTATACTAAAGATGATTGTCCATACTGCTATAAAGTAAAGCAGGTGCTTGAGTTGACAGGAAGTAAGTTTGTGGTGTATAATTTGGGGGAGAACTTTACTAAGGAAGAGTTCTATGCCGAGTTTGGTGAAGGTTCTACATTTCCGCAAGTTCTGTGTGATGATAAAAAGATAGGCGGATGCACTGATACTATTAAGTTCTTGAAGGAACAGAAGATAGTATAATGCCAAACCTAAATAATAATATAACATCAAATCGTGGTGTAGAACTCATACTCTCCGGAGGAAAAACAAAAAAACCAAAATTATTTCATATAATATTTGAAAAACTGATTAGTATTCTTAAAAGAGAAGTCACAATCTATTTTGAGTTTTCGCTTCAGTTAAGGAAAGTAAATTAACTTCCCAGGAGAAAAAAAATGTTAGCAACTAGTTTAGTTATAGGTTCGTTTTTAATCATATTGTTTTTTATAATGGGAGTTATGCTTGGTTGGGTAAGCAGGGAATATATGATGAATTATAGAGAGATTCCTAAGTTACACCCAGAGTGCTATGATGAAAACGGGAACATTATTCCAGACGAAGTAGTTGCGGTAACCTTTCAAGAAGGATTTTTTGATGACAGTGATGAAGACTACGATGATGAAGAATAAACTCTAAATACCATTACAATTATAATTACATATTAAAATTATGACTGCGACAAAAACAAAAGCAAAACCAAAAACAACCGCTCCGGCAAATATTGATTTACCGGCAAATCCTTTTTTGTTTGAGGTTCTGAATTTAGTATCAAAACAAAGAACCAATATTAAAAAAGTTGAGGTTCTGCAAAAATATAATGACCCATCACTCAGGGCAATTTTTATCTGGAACTTTGATGAAAGTGTAGTATCTGCTCTTCCAGAAGGAATTGTTCCCTATTCAAGTGTTGGGGAACAAGGTTCGTTCAGTGGCACTTTGAGTGAAAAAATAGAAGATGCGGTTGATAAAATGAGTGAAATTGGTTCTAATTCACTCGGTTCACAGGACCAAGGTTTCTCTTCAATCCGTAAAGAGTATACAAAATTCTATAACTTCATTAAAGGTGGTAATGACGGACTGAGTTCTCTTCGTAGGGAAACGATGTTCATTAATGTTTTAGAGGGTCTTCATCCTTTAGAGGCTGAAATACTATGCCTAGTTAAGGATAAGAATCTTCAAACTAAGTATAAAATCACGAAAGAAATTGTTTCTCAAGCCTATCCCGAAATTATATGGGGAGGTCGTTCGTGAGTAGAGTTCGTAATATAGAACGCAATACCACCGAGGAGAAAACTACTATGGAATGGACTCCGGAAGAAAAGAAAGATATTCCTCCTCGTTATGGGTGTGAAATTCTAATTGAAAACGCATCACTTCAACAAGTTAAAGATCCATCTTTTCCTAATGATGCCTATATTGTATCTTATACAGTAAAAGGAAACTCTTATATGGACTTGTGTCGTGGCACAAGAGTTAAAATCTTTGATATGTACTACGATAAGTTTGGTCCAGATACAGTTACTAAAATTGATTGGGGTTATGGAAGAGTGTCTCCTAAGATTTGGGGATACCGAGCACCCGAAAAGAAAAAGCGAAAGTGATTTCCCAGAACGGCGGAAAAAAATCCCCCAAAATTTTTACCCCCTTAAGATTTTAAAAATAGTAGCGTATTGATACAATTTTAGTATCGGTTGCTACTTTTTTGATTTTGTGCTAATATATATTGTATCGTTCATCTGAAATATTCAGACGGAAGTAAGCCGACGCGGAACGGGTCGTTCATTCGCTATTCGCAAATAGCGAACGCAAACGCCGACTGAAGGAACGCTCTTTAACCTAAACCATTAAGGAGAAACCTAATGTCACAAGTCGTATATCGTGGTGTCTCATATGACACCGAAATTCGTCGCCAGCAACAGCAGGCACAGCAACAATCTCAACAATATAATGAAACATATCGTGGTGTCAAGTTTGTGAAGGAGGCAAAATGAAAAAACTCAATTTCCTCCAACTGATTAAAGAACAAAAACAAAAAGAAGAACGTCGTTATCAGGCACAATTAGCACAACTAATCGGAGCAAAGTAATGGCACAGTTCATAGTCACAACGAGTGCTGGAATCGCTCTATTGACTATTCTTTTATCAATGTACATTCAGTGGCTTTATAAGTGATATTTTTAAAGAGAGGATTGACAAGTCCTCTCTTTTTTTGTATAATCAGAACAGAATATTAATCTAAATGGACCAAGAAAAAATTAAATTAATTATTCGGAATATGGAACTGCTCTTGGACGCACTCAAGGCAGAGGTATATCCAAACACTAAACAATATAAGTATGATGATATTCGTCCGGAAGAAATTGACTATGATGAGGTTTTTTAACTGATGACTGTAAGAGCAAAAAAACTTGTAAAATTGTTGGAAAGATTGATTAAACAGGACCATCTATATTCCGATGAACAACTTAAACAAATGAAATCACAATTGCGAGTTGTGAAAGAAGAACTTGCAGACCTAGAAGCAAAAACATCAAAAGGATTTGGAAAATGAAACCTATTAAAGCAAAAGACCTTCTGGAACTCGATCAACATATGAAAGTTGTGATGATTCGTCAGACACAACTTCCGCAGACTCTTGTTTATCAGGCAGGTAAGAACGACTATTCGGAAGACCCCATTCATACCAAGATGACTCCTGGTGAAAAGGATTGCGGTAAGTGGGTAATTGAACAACTACTGGCAAACGAACGTGGACACTGGGGTCCACTGGAGCATCCTGCTATTTCTCTGGATTGTGTTGGGTTCGTTCATAATGTCATCGTACAGGCAAGAACTCATCGTGTTGGAGTTTCTTTTGATGTTCAGTCTCAGCGTTATACCGGCCGTCGTGTGCTCAAAGTCGCCAAGGGTGAACTGAAACCTGAAGAGGTTTTCTATGTGCGTCCAGAAGGTCTCTATCTTGACCGTAAGGGGCATAAGTATGAATGGACGAGGGAAGATTACGAAAGACAGTTAAAGTTCTGTCTGGCGGCATCTGAGAGGTATGCAGAGGGTTATGAACAGAGGGGTATGGCAGAAGAACATCTTCGTGACTACCTTCCTCAGAACATTCGCCAGAACTTTGTGGTTTCATTCTCTCTTCGTGCCGCACTTCACTTCCTTGACCTGAGAGCAAAACTTGATGCTCAGGTAGAAATTCAGGCACTTTGCGAAGGTATGGTTCCCGTAATGAAAGCGTGGGTTCCAGAAATCTTTAGTTATTATGAAGAGAAGCGTCTTCATAAGGCACGGTTGAGTCCATAAATATTTTTGTAAATTATTATAACTTATGCCAACCTATAGATTTGAAAATACGGAAACTGGTGAAATCTTTGAGGAATGGATGTATATGGCGGACAAGGACCCATATCTCAAAGAAAACCCTCATATCAAAGCACTCATTCCAACACAAATGAATGTTGGTGAGGTTGGTGATTGGAGAAATAAACTAACCTCCAAGCACCCTTCGTGGAATGATGTGCTGGGTCGTGCCCAAAAAATGCCCGGTTCAAAAGTACAAAAACTCTAAACACTTATGGCAAGAAGAAAAAGAGCAGAGCAACCAATCGGTGTTGGTCTTACCACTCGTCAAGCAAAGCGTAAAAAACCTTTAAGTGGTGAATATCTTGTAGATATTGACCCACTTACAGAGAATCAAAAGAAACTTTTTGATTCTTATGCCGCTCAAAAAC